TGGTACTTTATACCCGCGTTGCTGCAAGCACGTTTAAGAGTATCGTAGATGGAACTCCTGTCTTTGTATCCAAACACACGACCGTTACGAGGTGGTAGCTCTCGCAAGATGTCTACAAGAACAGGAACCAAACTTGCCTTGGCTGAGTCTCCGTTTTTAGTTTTTGAGATAGAAGCGATGGCGGTGTCTAAGTTTACGTCGCCAGTCCGTAAGTTAATTGCATCGCTAACCCGCCTCCCCGTTGTATGGAGAAACAGTAAAAGTGCAAACATGTTAACGGGCACGTGGGGTTCTAGTGCAACTAGATAATCTACTCCAACAGCTTCGCGCTGTGGCTTGGTTTCGTTAAATCTCTTAACTCTAATTGGACCGCACCACCCTTGTTGGTGTGCGTAGTTAATCACCGACTGTGCTGGCGTAATTCCCTGGCGGTTGCGCGTCGACGCCGCGCCCGTAGGGTACGCTTTTTTAGCTGCGTTGCGAACGATCTGCGGAGTAATGCTGTGCAGTGACAGCCCTGCCAGCTGTTCAGATATTTTCACAAGAAACCGCGCTTCACCACCGTCTTCAGCGTAGGCTACAGCTGCTTGATCGAACGTCATAACGGCAGAGGCTCCATAAAGATGAAGCTGCCACAGACGTTTTTCTAGGTCTGCTCTTAGCTCTTCTGCGCGGCGAGGGTCCGCAGTCTTAAGAGAGCGTCGGATTCTTTTACCGTCTGGACCATATCCGTCGGCTTGAAAGACCCCATTTCGTTTGGTGATTTTGAGGCGCATTGCGTCATTACCTTCCGAAGCGCTAAAATGTTTTCACGATAAAAGACTTTTTTGGTTCCGCGCAACTCAAAATGCAGACCGGCCTTTACCTCGGCAGCTTTAAGCGCGTCGATCAACTTGCGTTTTGACACACCTAACACAAGCGCAGCTTGTTTAATATCAATAGGTATCTCACACCAATCGGGTAGCGGCGGCATCAATCTTCCTCTCGTGGGAGTTCGAAATTTTCCTTTATGGTTCTTATTGCGTCGGCCGGTCTACTTAAAATGTTGCCTATCTCTACGCAGCTAAGACCGGTCTGGAGCATGCGGTTTACCATCTTTGCCTGCGACGTTAGCGGCTTAGGTTTGTCTTTTTTTGGCCTACCGCCTTTGCCACCACGTTCCTTAGCCAACGCAGTTCCGGTGGCAGCGCTGGTACTGCCCCACGTTTTGCGCGCTCTGGCGTTTTCAATAACTGCCGCGTGTGCCATGGCATCGCGCAGTTCGTCCACTGTTCTAAACTGCATTTCTAGCCTTTCCTGTTTCCGCTACTGGAACTTCCGCTAGACCGCTTCCATCCATTAGTTTGTGGTATTTGAGTTCGTAGCAGCGAGCCTGTCCTGTTGGCACAGTAGACCCCTTGCCGATATACATTCGCGGGTTCACGCTTCCATCGGACTGGTACACAAGGTAGCCAGCGCGATCTAATTCTTCGCGGATAGCAGAAGGCGCTACGCTGTTCTCTTTACACCAGTCGGCGATTGCGTTGATTGTGATGTACACCTTCTTATCTTCTGTACATACGCGGCCTACTGCTGGGCCTCGCAACACCACAGCGGGGTCTTCTTTGCGAGCGCTGTTGTTGTACATTTTGCGGGTAATGATGAGTCGACCGTGAAGGGTGCCAATAAAGGAGGCGAGGTGCTCTCTTATATCGACGTTAACTTCTCTGCGATTATCCCGCATCAGCTTGACTTGGTTCACCGCCCACTTCTTCATGACGTTCACGTCGAAGGTAATCAGCCCTAGCTTTTTAGCGATCAGCCCTGCAACAAGCGCGGTCACGATTGTGTCTCGATAGAAGCGCTCCTTGTTATCGTCATCGCTCTGCGGGTTGAACTTGGCCCGTGCTGCTGACAGCTGCCGCCGCACCCAGTCGGGGTTCTTCATAATAAAACGAATGTAGGGAAGACACGCCTCGCCATACACGTTGTCCATGTGGTGCTCCACGAAGGTCTGCGTGATGTCGGGAAACACATTCTTTCTAAAGTTCTCGGGTAGTGACACCTCAAAAAACCGTAGCTGCGTAGCCTCAACTCTGTACCCAGCTGGCAGCTTAGCAATGCTTTCTAGGATGCTGTCGTTTGAGGTAATGAAGCTGTTCTTGAACCACTCCTTGCCCACGGTGGCGAAAGACCCATTCGATGAAAGCCGCTCCTTGTCTCGCCCATTTGCAAGAGCGTACCCAGTGCGCGTAATCTCTTCGGGCGGTCTACCCGAAAACTCGTCAAGCAAGAGCGGCACCGCCCCTGTGGCTGCGATCCGTTTTATCGCCGCGTTCAGCGTGGAACCTTGATCGTTAGTCTGCTTGTTCATCAGCTTTGGGTTTCCGTAAAAGCCGCAAGCGATCTTAGTCGCTGTTGTCTTGCCGGTACCTCCAGCGCCAGTGAACGCCAAGGGTAAACCATGCCAGTTAGAAGACCCCATTAACTCCACAAGGACCGAACCCATGGAATGACAGAGCGCGAACTGAAACGGCTCGGCACCTTTGCGGTTGTACAAGGTGTCAATGTTGGCAACCCACTCTTCAAGAGTACCGCTCTGACCGAAGTCAACGGCTACGTCTGGTGGTATCTGACTATCGCACAGTACCTCTTTTGATCCTTTCTCGGTAATCATTTTGGTGCCCATGACAAAGCCCTTACGGTCTTCCGTCCAACCAAACTGTTCGTAGGTTTTGGTTTCTACTTTGTATTTTTGCAGTGTCTCAATCAGGGTCTGCGCAAACTCAGCCATGTCGCCCCTCGCGTTTCTTGAATTAACTAAAAAGACTTCGTTGCTGGCAAATGTCTCAGCCATTTGGCTAGGCGAGGCCAGTTCCGATGTTGGCATAAAGAACTCGCGCCACCGGCCATTCTTTTCTTTAGCTCGCCAGTGAACAACCCACGTGCCCTCGCTGTTACGAATGCGGTTGATCGGATACACCAGTAGCCTTGAAAACTTACGCCATGTTACAATTCCGTCGGCGTCAGTGACCGACCGTGACAGGTGCTGTCCATCCCATGTCCAACCTGTGGCGGGCCAGTGTGGTATAACCTGACCCTCGACCATCGTCGGCGTCGGTACCGCAGCGCTGGCGTCGTCTTCGACGACTGTCTCATACGCGACGGGGTCGGCTTCTTCGCTTGCGCCTAACTGTATGGGGAACTTACATTTGTCTGCGACAGGGCAGTCAGCCTTGCAGCTTACTATCTTATCCATTTCGTCACAGGACGTCGGACCTACTTCCCACTGATCTATTTTAACTTGGGTTTCTTCGTAGGTGTAGCCATCGTAGCCACTGCTCCATTCATGTATTTTGTCTTCGCCATCGACACACATCTTGATTGCGCCTATAGCACGGTGCCAATGCGGCTCTTCCAAGTTACCTTGGCTATCACGCAAAGCTCGAACAGCGTTGCAATGTTCGGCTACCTTTTCAGCATCAGACGCTGGGTAGTTTTGCTTGAGGACTCCGAAACCCTTCTTACCTTTAGGCGTGTGCTTGGGCGCAGGGGTAATATTATTTTGGTCAATAAACGCTTGCATACGTTCTCGGATTAGCCCAGCCGAATAACTTTCGCCTTTCTTAATGAGCTTCACAGGGATCGGCTCTGCATACTTTTTATTGTGTGTGCCAATGGGGCGCAGAACTCTTGCCGCGTCCATATCAACAGCGGTGTCAATCTTCATGCCCAGAAAACTGGTGATGTCTCTCTTGAGCGATGCAAGCTCTGTCCATGTGTCTGTACGAACCGGCTCTTTTAGATTGAAGTATGCGTGGTAGCCGCCGCCGCTATCCACAATCGTAGGCTTTAACCGCAACGCTTGCGCTAGTTTGACGATGTCAGCAATCGCTTCTTTTTTACTATCGTACTTTTTAGGTTTATCGGGGTCTACATCGTAGTCATCGTACAGCACCTTGCACCAGTCAGCGTTCTCTTGAGTGCGCAAACGACGATTGCCGTTACCGTCTTCGTACCAGTCGTTGAACGAGTGCAGAGCCACGTAGACTTCTTCAGTTTGATCTAATTTTACTGCTTGGTCAGCAGCCTCGGCGATGGTTGTAAACTTGCGGTTCTGCCACCATTCTCTACCGTTTTCTTTTTTCAGAATTGAAAGGACAATATTTCCGTCGGGTGGCAGCAGCCACTCCAGAAACTCCAGCGTCTCCATATCTCACCTATGTGTTTACGTGTTAGCAGAATGGTAGCCGAAAAAGCTCCGGCTACCTAGAGGTTTGATTGGTTACGCGTCTTCAAAATCCAAGTTATCCAAAGCATCGTCGATGTCGTTGAAGTCCTCTACGGATTTGGCCTCAGCCTTCGGTTTTGCCTTAGCCGCTGGCTTGGACTTTTTTGGCGCTGGTTCGTCGAACTCATCAGCCTCACCAGCTGTATCAGCTGCGCTTTCAAAGCCTGTTGCAAAGCCCTCAGACTGCGAGTTGAACCCGCCTTCCATGACGTCGAACGCAGAGCGTTTTCTCATCACTGCCAAGTCTATGACTTGTACCTGACGAAGACGAAGAGATACGCCGCAGCCATCCATACGAGATGGATCGTACACTACCAGTGAAACCAACACATTGATCTTAGACCCCGTCGTAAGCATGAAGTCTTTTGGTAGATCGTTGTTACTGGCGTCAAACTGATCGACGCTGGTGGTTTCTTTGTTGAACGCACCTTTGAGCTTTGTGCGAATAACGTATTCCCCGTTATCGTTTAGGTCAAAGACATCAGCAGAGGCGGGAAACTCACCCCAGTCTGCTTGCTTGCGTTCAGCGTACGCAGCCTTCATTGCTTTGTAGACTGGCGCGGCCTGCGCTTTGGTAAGCGCCAAAGACATGGTGTACTCGGCACCATCATCCAAAGGGTCACAAGCAATACGTTCTTGCTTGGTGCCGTTCTTCACAAACTTGTAAGTTTGATTGATACGAGGGTAGAGAGCGGTTGCTCCAGAGATAATAAGGGTGGCATTTTTATCAGCCATTGTAAGCCTCCTAGCTTTTTTAGTGGGTGTAACCGTCGACCGGTTCGAACATGGGCGCTCGAACATTTGACAGCTGGATTAGGTTCTCCAATTCCCCATCGTCGAGGAACCGAACAACTCTAAATGATAAGAGATCATGCGTTTCTGTAGTTTCTGTTATTACATTTGTAACAACGTCTTTTACATTGCAGCCTCTGTCTTTGAGTGACTTGTCGTAATCGCGTAGTGCTCTTAGAGAAGTCGACGAAACCCGCATCTGATACTTAGATGTATCGTCTGGCGCGAGTAACGATAGCCATGCAAACTCACCACATGCTTTGGCGCGTTTACCGTTTGGCGTTATGAGCGAACCCCACTGGTTTTGTGTGCAGACCGCGCATTTCTTTGCTTGTGGCGCAAGAGCCATATCGGAAGGTATTTTTCCGTCTTCAGACATGCATAAAATCGTGTCGTCTTTGTAATACGAACGTAAGCAGTCGTCTAAAGATAGAATAATATACTCCATTACTTGCGCCTAAAGTTAACGACTTGCGCTTCCGACCAGTTAACTCCCGGTGGAAGATCGTCGTGTGCGTCACGGTACTCTTGTACGGCTTTTTTGTTTACGCGCCGCTCAAGTAACTCCCAAGCATCTTGCTGTTTGACATGCCCTAGGAACACTTCAAAGTCAGCGACCGTAGCCGTTGATCTGGTAGACCTATAAGCAGTGCCGTGATCGCGGGAAGATACGTTATCAATACCACGTTCATTGAACCGACGTAGGAACTCTACTTCGATCTTGTTCTGCTTATCTTTGTCTTCCGCGTCGTCAGCGTCGTATGCTGCCTTGCGTTGTGCGCGTCGGTCACGCAGTGCGATGAATATTTTTAGTAATGAAGCATCATCAAGCTCCGACACTTTCGCCATATGCAGTCTCCTTTTTATTGACGATCCATAAATTGACGTCCTGTTCATCCCACCGGAGTGTTTTCTGGTGGACGTTTATTGGTTTTGGAAACGACGCTTCACGGTGCTTTAACTGGTAGAAAGCGCCTTTAGTCATTCCAAGTTTTGCCGCGACCTGATTTGAATTCAAAAGATTCATGGGAGTACCTTTACATGTGTTTACACGTTAACACATATTACTCCTTGAGACAGCGGTCAAGCAATAAGCGGCTCTCGATGTGCTTTTACTTCATCAAGAAGCGCGCCTTGTAACTTTTGTTTTTTCTGTAGCCGTTTATAAATACGCCGTTCTACGGGCGTACCTTCCAGCATAATTATAAAGTTGTTCATCTTCTGGCCCGGTCTGTTGATACGACCGTTAGCCTGTTCAAACACTTCATTACTGGTAACGCAGCTGTACCAGACAATCGTACTGGCTGCGGTCAATGTCAGGCCGTGGCTCATGGCGGCTGGTTGTGCCACCAAGACTTTAGGTTCTGAGCTAGACTGAAATGCTTTAAATATCCTATCACGCTCTGACTTTTTAACGTCGCCGTAGATCACCTCTACGCTGAAGTCTTTGCGCAGTTCGTCGGCAACCATGTGTACAGATGATATGTAAGGTACAAACACGATCACCTTACCCTCTGCGGAATGCACGATAGACCTCGTTTCCTCGATGCGTGGTGTAGCTGGTATTGTTACAGTCTCACCATCGTTGGTGTATACGGCACCGCATGCAATCTGTACCAGCTTGCCCATCTTCACCGCCTCATTGACAGCGGTGATTTCTCCGTCATCAGCCTCAGCGCGTAGCTTAGTCAGCATGTCTTTATATGCTTTTTGCTGCTCCTTGGTTAACTGAACATCGCGGGTCTCAAACATAACAGGCGGTAAGTCTAAGCACTCGTCGCGTGTAAAGCGTACTGCTGGCTGCATAACCTCGCGCACTATCTCTGTGGCATCGGGTTTAGGTATCCACTGGAACTGACTTAGCTGTTTCATAACCTGTGCCTTAAACCTACCAAAATACGGCGGTACGTTCTGCGGCGAGATAAGTTTACATTGCGCCCATGCGTCTGTCGGTGCGTTTGGAGTGGGCGTACCAGACAGCGCCCAACACGATCTAGGCTTTGCGTGTTTATTCACGACGGTGTTAATTGCTTTCCACTTAGCCGTGCTTGCGTTGCGAGCGCACTGTGCCACCTCGTCTACGATAACCAGATCGACGTCACTGCGGTTTTTTAAATACGGGGCGATAATTCCGACGCCGTCGTGGTTCACGATGTACACATCGAAGTCCTCTTCCAACAGCTTCAGTCGCTTCTGCTTTGTGCCATGCAGAACACCAAAGGTCAGGTGTGGGAAGTGGTTGAATAGTTCGTCGGCCCAAGTACGCTCAAGCGTTGATAGCGGAGAAATAATGAGCGCCTTGTTTAGTTGGCCGACACCGCGCAAATAATCATATGCCCACAAGGCAGCGAGTGATTTACCCGTACCAAGTTCGCTTAGATTAAACGCACGTTTATGGATCGAGAGAAACGCAGCTGCCTCTTTCTGCGCTTTAAACGGTGTGAACCTTCCCGACCAGTTATAGTATGAACGAATGGGTGCAGGGGCGTTGAAGCCCAAGTTGCGTAGCAAAATCGTCTCGGCGGTCTTATGTGGCACTGCTATAAGCGGATTGCCTTTGACGCTGAACGGTTTCGCAGAAGGTAGCGCATTAAGAATGCGATCAGGGTTTCTGGTTTTCAGTATCAGGGCTTGTTTTTCGGGCCATACCAGCATGTTGCTCTTCCTCGTCTATCTGTCTGATGCGTTCATCGCAGATGTGTTTGATCTTTTCGTAGTCCAGTCGGCGTTCGCCTTTATTGCGTAGGATGCGCTTTACGATGTCTGCATCCCAAGGATTGAGTTTGTACTCGTACCAAATATCCCACGGCTGAATGGTGCGCGTGGAGTAGTCAGACTTACCAATGTGGTATTCACGCGGGTTCATTTCTTACCCTTCGTGTACATCGAAGGCCGCTTGGCTCTCCAACCCTTGTTAACCTTGGCACTGACTACACGAGTATTTGACTTTTTCGTGCTGCCACCGGCGTCGAGAGGTACTTTGTGGTCGATGTGTTTGCCGTCGCCGACTTTGACACGGCCCTCACGTATGCCCTCTCGACGGGCTTTGTTATTCGCCACCCGCTTCTTTTGAACGGATGGTCGTTTGTTATACTTCGCTTTAGTCGCTAACGACTTCTTCGATGTTTTGGTCATGGCTTAACCCTTTCTGAGCGGCGGTCTGAATAATAGACTTTACCTGTTCTACGTCGTCTACTACATGTGCTAACCCGTTAGCACGTTGAATGCCAATAATTTCACGCTGTTGGTTAGCAGTGACATGCCCAAGTTTTCCAGGCGCTTTTGTTTCGAGAGCCACGAACGCACCTTTGTAGCACACCAAAATGTCAGGACAGCCAACGCGCCCCATGCCGTTTGACACTGGCATATAATACCACGCGCCGATAGACTGGAGATACTCCTTGACCTTTTTCTTAACCCTACCTTCGGGTGTCATTCCCATATTTTGGTTTCCAGATAGTCACCGTATAGCTCGACATACGTTTCAACGCGGTGAAGTAACTCGTTTTCTAGCAATGTAGCGCTGCGCTGATGAAATCCGTGGCTAACTAATTCTCTGTTTGTTAGCTGCATTAAATCTGTGTGCAATTGGGTTGGCTTGCCGTCCGTAATCTTTGTCATCGTGTCTTACTTTCACTTTTACACTCCACAAAACTCACACAAGGATCGGCCTACTGGGCACCAATTTTTGCATAAACCAGATGGTTTAGGTAGCCATTTATCTTGGTCATACGCGACTGCTACCCTTGATAGCCGCGGCAAGAACTCACTCCAAATCTCAGGTAGCTGTTCACGCGTGAACTGCTGTTTGTCAAACTTTGACACTTTTAACCAAATAAAACCAGTCACTACTTTATTTATCCACGGGTACATGGCGAAGGCTAGGGCCGCAAATAGCTTGAGTTGATCGTTATCGGGGCGATGTTTGCCCGTCTTCCAGTCGAGTAAATACGCAGTCTCTGACCCGACAACGCCGATGTCGATGATCCCACGTACCCATACATCCTTCGCCATCCACTTGGTCTGACGAAAGTCTTTCGTAAGCGCGACACGTTCTTCTATGACGCGCTTACCTTCGTATGACAGTATCTTATTCACATACCGTTCATACTCTTTTAGCTCTGGCGGTAGAGGCTCCTTGCCTTTAGCAAAAAGCTCCAACGCTTTA